TTGGTGGCGGTTGGACGAACGTCACCAATGACGTGAAAACCGGCGACCCGATTCACATCGCCCGCGGCCGGCGGAACGAGAGCGGCGACGCGGACCCCTCCACGTGTGGACTGACCATTAACAACCGTTCCGGTAACTATTCACCGCGCAACCCGGTCGGGGCGTATTACGGCTCTATCGGCCGCAACACGCCCATCCGACTGGCTCTGCGCACAGCAAAGGACAGCTACGCCAGGACAGTCAGTAATGGTTGGGGCACCGCCGACGTTGGCGGCGCCTGGACCACCAGCGGCGGTTCAGCGTCTGATTACAACGTGGGCAGCGGGGTTGGCAAGCTCAAGCTGACCACGACCAATGTGGCGCGCACGGCACTTCTCGGCCCGACCGTGATGGACCGCGAAGTTCTGGTCAAAATTAATGTCCCGGCCGTAGCTACTGGTGCGAGCCTCATTGCGGGTGTTCTGCTTCGGTACGCCTCCGGTAGCGACCACTACCGGATGCAGCTGGAATTCCCGACCGCCGGCAACGTCAAGATCGCCGTGTACAACGTGACAACGCTGCTCGGCACTGTGGTCACGACTAGTCTTAACTATGCGGCGAACAGCCAGTTCTGGCTACGCGCACATGCGGAGGCTAACCAGCTGCGCGGCAGGGTGTGGGCGGACGGTACGCCCGAGCCAAATACGTGGAACATTGACCAGTTCGACCTGCATTACCAAGTGGGTCCGGTCGGTCTTTTCGCGCTTGCCTTGACCGGAAATACGAACAGCAACCCCGAGTTCTCCTTTGCCTCATTCGAGGTTCGGTCGAATCGGTTTCACGGCGAGGTGTCATCGTGGCCTGCCCGCTGGAGTATCAACGGGACGGACGTTTATGTGCCGGTCGAGGCTGCTGGTCTGTTGCGGAGACTCGGCCAAGGCGCTAGCCCGTTGCATTCCGCGCTGCGGCGCAGCGTCCCTAATTTGGGCGCTCAGCTGGTCGCCTACTGGCCGTGCGAGGATGGCAAGAAAGCCACCGAGGTGGCCTCCGGCCTCGGCGGACCGTCCGGGTTGTTCTACTTTTCCGGTCCGGCTGACTTCGCGTCGTTCAGCGATTTCGACTGCTCGGACCCACTGCCGATAATGCACAACACCCGGTGGGACGGTAACGTCCCGTTTTATGTCTCGACCGGGCAAATACAGGTCAGGTTTCTGCTGCACATCCCAGACAACGGCACCGGGGACGCGACGGTACTCGCGCACGTCTGGACGAATGGCACCGCTGCGCTGTGGGAGATTTCCTACTTCTCCGGCGGCGGACTCGCCATCAAGGTGTACGACGGTTCCAGTTCCACAGCTATCTACACGTCAGGCATCGGTACATTCAACGCGAACGGGAAATTGCTTCGCGTTTCTCTGGAGATGACCGAAAGCGGGGGCAATGTCAACTGGACGTTGGCCACTCTGGAGGTTGGTCAAACAATTGGCGGAACGATCAGTGGCACGGTAACTGGCCGTACGGTGAGTAGTGCGCGTCAGGTAATCATCTGTCCACACCTGAATCAAGACCAGGTCGCTATCGGCCATGTCACCGTTGAATCGGCGGTGACAAGCCTGTTTGACTTGTTTTTGCAGCTCAACGCCTATTCTGGCGAGACTGCGATTATCAGGATGCAGCGGTTGTGCGTGGAGGAAGGTGTCCCGCTTGGCCTGCACGAGTTGGACAGTACGATCACTAGTCCGGCGATGGGTGCTCAAAAGCCTGATACTTTGGTCAATTTGCTTCGTGAATGCGAAGCGGTCGACATGTGCACACTTTACGAATCACGTAATACGTTGTCTTTGATGTACCGGCGACGGTCCAGTTTGTACAATCAGCCTGCTCGGGTCGCGTTGACGTATGGACAGTTGTCTCCGCCGTTCGAGCCAACCGACGACGACCAGCAAACCCGCAATGACGTGACGGTCAAGCGAGTTGACGGCGTCGACGCGAACGCGGTGCTGGCGTCTGGTCCCCTCTCTGTTCAGTTGCCCCCGAACGGGGTAGGTAAGTACGACACGTCAGTCACGCTCAACGTGGCATCGGACAGTCAAGTGCCGGACTCCGCCGCTTGGTTGCTGCATCTCGGTACTGTAAACGAACCGCGGTACCCGACGGCGACGGTGAACCTGCTGGCCACGACTGTCACCGCGGATCCAGCGGCCGCGCCGGGGATACTGGACCTGAGCGTTGATGATCGACTAACGGTGTCGGGTTTGCCGGTGTGGCTGCCCCCCGGGACGGTGTCCCTATTGGCACGTGGCCACGCAGAAACCCTCGGACAGTTCGAGCACACCATCACGCCGAACTGTGCGCCGGAGTCCCCGTATCAGGTCGTCAAGCTGGACACATCTCTGTTGGACGCGGACATCTCAACGCTGGCCAGTGGAGTGACGAGCAGCGGTACAAGCCTGTCCGTGGCCACGCCGAGCGGGACGCTGTGGCAAACCGGCAGCGTGTCTATCCCTATCACGATTGGTGGCGAGGACGTGACGGTCACCAACATCAGTGGCAGTAGCAGTCCCCAGACGTTCACCGTGACCCGCTCCGTGAACGGGATCGTGAAGGCACATTCGTCCGGCGAGTCAGTGGCCCTTACTCACCCGGCTGTGCTGGCCCTGTAGGAGGAGAAACATGCCATATCCATGGGCTGCCGGCAACCAACTCACCGCCACGGATCTCAACGCAGCGATTGACCGGGTGCGCTGTAAAAGGCAAACCGCGTCGCAAACGGTGAACAACTCCATCACGCTGGTGAACAGCAATGACCTGATTTTCGCGGTCAAGGCGAACACGAAGTACATGATGGACTCGTTGATTATTTACGATTCCAACATCACCGCCGATTTCAAAATCAAGTTCTCGGTTCCCAGTGGCACGTCAGTGCGCGTTTCTCCGTGGTGCAACAACACGGGGACGGACACCATCACTGGCGCCCTTTCGCACGACGCCATTGACGCCGACAACTTTGCCGCTGGTGGCGTCGGAGCGGGCACGATGATAACCATGAGGCCGTCGGCACGCATCACCGTCGGGTCAACCGCTGGCAACATGGTGGTGCAGTTCGCGCAGAACACGGCGAACGTCAGCGACACGAAGCTCGTTGAGGGCTCGTGGATCGTGCTCTTTGAGGTGGCCTAGTCCGCTGCCCTCGCCGAACCGCCCTAACGTACGAAACGGTTCCGCTGCAGGTCCAACCCGTATCACCAACCCAGACGGCTCTCAATCGGATGGCGTGGCTTGCGCACGCACCGGCTCCCGACCACCACCGCAACCCCAATCCCGCAGCGCGCTGCCAACCCCGTGAGGTGACCATGCCAGGTCTGGATTACTCCGCCGGACGACCCACCGGGGCTCAGATCCGCGGTGCCGGATACGAGTTCGTTGTGCGCTACTGCGGCACGCCAGGCCGCACCAAGAACATCACCGCCACGGAGTACCGGGACCTCGTCAGCGCGGGTGTCGCCGTGGCGCTGGTCTACGAGAACACCGCCGGTGACGCCCGCGGCGGGTACGACGCCGGGGTGACGGGAGCACGCCTCGCCCGAGCGGACGCGGACGCCATCGGCTTCCCTCGCAACAGGCCGATCTATATGGCCATCGACGACGTCAACGCCAGCGACTACCTACCCGCCTGCATGGCCTACCTGGACGGCGCCGCATCCGTGTTGGGCCGGGACTGTACCGGCGTGTACGGCTTCCGGGCGGTGGTCGCTGAAGCCCTGCGGCAGGGCAAAGCCCGGTGGGCTTGGCAATGCGGTTCGTGGTCCGCGCTGGTGGCCGGCGTGCACCTGTATCAGCGCAACAACGACACCACCACCGTCGGGGGTATCGCTTGCGATATCAACGACGCCATAGCACCTGATTTTGGTCAATATCCCCAGGAGGATGACTTGCTACAGGATGAGAGAAACGCGCTATTTGACGTCCGGGAGCAACTGTGCGGTAGCCGCGTACCTGGTCAGTACCCCGGGTGGCCCGTGCTGGACGGCAGCAACCGGAGCTTGACCGTGGTGGACACGGTTCGGGAGACCCACCGGGAGCTCAACCAGCAGCTACCCAACCGGGTCAACGGTCTGACCAAGGAAACCATCGCCGGCAACGCGGCCAACGCGGACGCCTACGGCTTCCGGATGCAACAGATGCTAGCCGGATTGCAGGCCGCCGTTGCCACACTTGCGGCCGCGGTAGCGGGGGATGCGTTGACCGCTGAGCAACTCACGGCCGCTGTTGCCGCCGCCATCAGAGACAACGTCGTCACCGTGGATGTGTCTGTGCATGGCCAGCCGACCGTGCCCTAGCAAGGAGGTACCACCTGATGTTCACCGCTGTCTACTGGAAGGACTTGGCCGAGCGGGTGGTGTCCAGCGCCGCCGGTGGCGCTCTCACCGCCCTCGGTGCGGACGCGGTCAACGCCTTACACCTGGATTGGCCGGCCGTGCTGGGCATTGCCGCAGGCACCGGTTTGGTGTCCCTGCTCAAGGGCCTAGCGGCCGCGGTGTTGCCGGTCGGACAGCCCGGGTCGCCTTCCCTCGTCACCACGGTCCCGCGCCCGCCGGCCGGGAGCTGACTTCGGGTCGTTGTACGACCCCGACGTGGTCCGCCGCGTCGCCGTCGAGGACTGGGAGTCCGCATCTGCTGCAATTGGCGGCGCTTGTAGCACCCGGGAAATTTCGGGCGGATATCGCCGACTGGAAAAGTCTCGGTGTTCACGCCGGGGATAATCGATCTGTTAATCTTGGCTAGTCGCCACACGCCCGGCGGTACAGAAACGC